AATGTGAAGATTCTTACTCGTCTCAACTGTTAACGATTCATTTGTATCCATGTTCTCAAATAAAGGTGAATCTGGTAATGGATCTATCTTCACATCTTCAATATAACTAGACGCACTAGACAGTGATGTTGTGATAGAAGAAGATACCTCATCCATAACTTTATCCATGGGATCTACATTAGGTGTGTAGTTAGTAATGTCAACATCACTTAGTGTAGTTTCCTTAGAATTATTACGAATCATTTCTATATCAGATAAAGACTTCATATTTTCCCTTGATTGTTTTGGATTGAACATGTCATCCTCATCAACTTTATTAAAACCAAATTTTTCCATTTTATCCCCTCTCAGCTAATTTTTGTTGTATCTTCATATTTTCTTCTACTAGCGATGCCCTCAGTAATGCCAAGTAAATTTCTTTTTCCCACGGCATTAAATTTTCTAACTCAGTTAAACTATATTTGTGATTGTGCATAAGTTGAAAATTTAATATGTAAAAATCAGTTAAATTCATATGGCTGAGGGCAAGCAAAAAAAATCAAACAGCCCTCTAATAAGTAATGTTTTCTCTTCTCCCAATTGCGTTTGATACTTTACTCTGTGTTCATGCCGAACAACTTTATCGTTTTCTTTTATTATCTTATTGTAGTCTGTTGGTAATAAATTATCCAATATTTCATTTTTTTGTTTAGTGTTCAGTGATTCGCAGTCGATTACTTCTGTTTGAGTTTCTAACTTGGACATTAAGAATACAATTTCATCAAATTTAGTTTCAACAAAGGAAAAGCTTTTCTTAAAATCACCAAATGTATATTCTTTGAGTAGTATCTTTTTTGATCCCGTTAACAAAATATTTTTTTTCTTACTCAAGTTGGTCACACATATATCATTCAAATCTAAGCTTACCTTTATCTTTTCTTTTGTTTCTGGACAGTTAAAATTTAAATCAACAACTTCACCTATTGATTTTTTTCTCAATTCTAATATCAAATGAATCAAATCAGTTTCAGTTAGATCGTCTATATTTACTTCTGTGTTGGATTGAAGAATCTTAAGAAGAGTATTGTATCCATCAGATGGTATTCCTGTTTGTTTTGCCGCAGCTATAATTTTTTCTTGCTTAACAACAAGAGGGGTAAACTCCGCTGTTATATTTTTTACAGGGAGTTTTGTTTTGTATACAGGTAATTCTAT